AAGTTGTTTTTGCTGCATTAGACGTAGCAAGATTTTTTGGTCTAATGTTTGAAACATCAAAACCTACGCCTCCGCGGCGCTTCATGATTTGGACTTGCTCTTGGTCTGTCTTAAGAATGCCTCCATAGCTATCTTCTGGAGAAGCAATAACAAAGCAGTTTGAAATAGACTGGATTTGATAATTATTGCCAATCCCGCTCATAGGTGAGCCTTGAGGTACGACATATTTAAAGTTTTCAAACAGAGTATAGATGTCTTCTTCAGACATAGGGTTAGGATATTTCTGCTCAATTCTTGCAAATTCACTAGCAAGACGTTTATGCATATCGCTAGGGTCTTGTTCTAGATAATTGCCTTCTGAATCTTGGAGAGCGTACTTTCCTGCAAATACGCTTGCAGCTAGCTCGTCTCCTTGAAAATACTTTGTAGATGCTTTTAAAACTTGTTCGTGTGTATATGTCATAATATTCTCTTTACTTACTTGCAGTAATTTCCTTCCATTTAGATTTTAACATGTCTTTTGTTCCCGTATTATGAGATTCATAAATATCTACAAGAGACATCTGACTTGTATCTTCAATCACTTCAATTTTAGATCGCGCTGTATCAATCTTGATAGGAAATAGAATACCATCTTTTCCTGCTCTGTTCTTTGCAACAAAAATTCTTCCCATACCTGTTGCTTTTTCTGTAGGTTTTCTGGAGATAGAAATAACAATATCAGCAACCATTGCTTTTCCGTAAGCTTCTGACATGTTTTCAAGACCAACGACTTCTGAATTTGAAGCGTCTCGATTAGCTTGTGATGCTGTCCAGACAGGAATATTCATTTCCATCGCAAGATTTCTAAGCTCCTCATACACCAGTTTTAGTTCATGACGAAGTGAGTCAAACTGCCTTGTAGACCTCATAATATCTGCATAGTCAATAACTATCAGAGATGGAATAAAGTCTTTCATTGCTAACTTTTCAATATGATTTCTAAGTGTCACAATGCTTGCAGTTCCTGTGGGATACTGCTTAATAATTAGTCTGCCGAAGTCATTTTGTTCATAATAATCCAGAACTTTTTGCTTGTTGTCAATGATATCTGTGGAGTTAATACCCGTTAAATTACTATCATATCTAATACCGACAGCAGTCTCTGACAATTCGAACGTATAATGAATCACGTTCTTTCCGCGCCGGAGTGCCTCGGCACCCATTGCAACTAACCAGTGAGACTTACCCACACCAGTAGGCGCAACAACTACGCCGATTTCTCCTCTTGATAGTCCACCATTGAAAACATCTTTTGCATCAAGGTGGTGTATACCAGTCGGGCAACAGATCCTGTTAATCTTTGCAAATCTTGCTTCGTGATCTTTGAAAAATTCATGTCCGACTGACGAACCCGAACCTTTTGAAACAGCATCTTTCATAATATTCAAGACGCCTTCGTAATTTTCTGATTGGATTGCCTTCACACTATCTTCAAGTGCCTGTTGAAGGACTTGCTTTTTGCAAAAGTCCAATGCTTTTTCTTTCACATAAGCCAAGTCACCAAGATTTGGTGACGACTTAATGCGAGAAAGAAATTCTACAACTTGTCCTCTTAGAATTACGTCATCACCTTCAGTCAGTTCATCTCTAATAATAGAGACCAGAAGATTCATTGTAGGGAAATTTTTATACTTTAAATAATAGCCAAAGAATCTATCACATAGATACTGTAGATATTTTACTTCAAAATACTCATGAGTCATGACCTCCACCATTTGTATGGCCCACTGGTGATCTGTCATGAGTGATTGAAAGATTTTTTCTTGAAAGTCTTTTCCATACTTAGAAAAGTGATTTTCATAACTCATTTAATAGTGCCCTTTTTTAGATTTTTTAGAAGATAGTTCCATCTTTGGAGATCAATTGACTTTATAGTTGATTCTCTTAAGATTTTATGTACATCCTTATTATTCCATGTAGGGGTAAAATTTTCAATATCATTTTCAAGCTTTTTAATATGGGAAATACTTAAATTGTTAGAGTCAAGTAAAACTAACTTAATATTTCTCTTAATAAGATTTTCTTCATTCACAATGCTTGAAAAAATTCTTGGTCCTTTGTTATTTACTTTGCTCTTTGCCTCTAAGAGTAGATCGGAGAGTATATACTCGGATTCCTCTGTGAACTTCTGGAACCTTTTAGAGAGAGTCTTATAACCTACACCTTTTACGCCCGGAATGTTATCTGAAGCGTCTCCTGCAATACTCTTAGCAAGATAAAAGTTAACAGGATGAATACCGAAGCGCTCAATAACTTTTGCTTCATTTACAAACCCTTTTGTGGTAGGAGACCAGATAATAGTTTTATCATCTATCAATTGATAGAAGTCGTGATCTGAAGAAACTATTATCTTATTCTTTTCTTTAAGAATGTATTTGCATAGATAACCTATCGCGTCGTCAGCTTCAGCACCTTCAATGTAAGTTTGACAAATCGGAAGACTTGAGAGTATTTTAATGAGTGTTCTTAATTGAAGATTTCTATTTTCATATGTGGAAGGAATGTCTTCTGAATAGTATCTATTTAAATTTTGAGGTTTGGACTTATTCTTATATTCTTTATAGAGACCTCTTTTTTTAACAGATCCTCCGCCTTCCCAGACAACAATAACTCCTTCGGGCTTGCATTTCTCCACAAGATGCATCATAGCATTAAAAAATCCTACGATGCCACCGACATGTTCTCCGTTGTCAGACATCGCAGGATTTGCTATGAAGTGTCTTGTGAATAGATTTAAACCATCTACAATCAAGACTCTATCTTTAAACATCTACATCTAAATCCAGATCTAATTCGTCAGCAATTGATTGAACTTCTTCATAAGACTCATGATCAATTTCAACACCTTCAATTGAACCCAATTTCTTAACCATGGCCGCTTCTGTCAAGATATCTATTGTTTCTGTCCATTCGTTGTTATTAATGATCTCATTAAAATTAGCTTTATAAAATTTCTTCTCAGCAATTAACTCACCCGTATTTGTATCAGTCATGCTAATGGTCTTCCAAGCGCCTCCGCCCTCAACCTTGTATAAGATATTATCGACTATAACATCATGACTTTTGCAGTGTTTTCTGAGCAGATCAAATAGTTCTTCATGCTCAACAATTCCTTTACCAAAATGGATTTGAAAGTCTGCTTTTCTGAATGGCGGTGCCACTTTATTTTTAACAGTTTTTGCAGAAACTTGAATTCCTATGACGTCTTCACCGTCTTTAATCTGCTGTCCTGCACCCAGTTTGATTCTAATAGAAGAGTGAAAAGGAATAGCTTTTCCACCGGGAGTTGTAGTAGGATCACCGTATAAGACTCCCACTTTAGTTCTAATCTGATTGAGAATGACAAAGAGACTATTTGTCTGACCAATGACACCTGTGATTTTTCTCATTCCTTTTGAAATTGCACGAGCTTGTAATCCGATACTCTCTTTATCATAGTCACCGAGAAGCTCTGCTTTTGGAGAAGAAGCAGCAACAGAGTCCCAAATGACTGTCACAGGAACATCTTTATCAAGTGCTTTTGCTTTAAGAATAGTCTTTTCAGCGATTGAAAGAACTTCTTCGGTACAATGAGTGTCCACATACACAAAGCGCTTTGAGACATCTACACCTAACATTTGTAAATTTTCTACAGAAGTGGCATTCTCGGTATCGATATAAACAACAATACCACCCATATGTTGGGTGCTTCTGGCGATTTGCGTTGCAATGTGTGACTTTCCAATACTGGGTGGGCCGAAAATCTCTACAATTCTTCCCTCAGGAAGACCTCCATCTTTCTTATTGGCACAGATCCAGTCCAGCATGCGTGATCCGGTGCTAATCCATCGTTTAACATGTGTAGGACTCTCATCCTCTGCGAGATTATATGCAACTCGTGAACCTTGTTCTTTGTTGAGAGATTTAATCAAGTCTTTAGTGAAATCATCATTTTTCATTGCTTCTCCTTTTTATTTTTTATCATACACAGTCTAAAGATGATTTACACAAAAATGGCGAGTAATTTCTTACTCGCCAAATCAGATTACTTGAAGAAGAAATTAATCCATCAAGTCAGCAAAAGCATCATCTAAGTTGCTATAACTTTCACCACTTGAACTATTAGAAGTTGTGGTTGAAGTAGGGTGCTCGGTTCCCTCGCTGGAGTTTTCATCCTCGTCGCCGTTAATCCACTGATCAAGAATTCCTGAGATCTCGTCATAAGACTTAAGAGTGTAAAGATCTTCCACATTAGGAATATTGTTCAACCACTCTTGGGACTGTTTTGAGTTAGAAGAAAGTTTCGTGACTTTTCCTCGAGGTGTGACGTCAGTCATGGCATATTTCTTTCCAGGAGGTTTGGTGCAGAACACCTTAACATCACGACCCTCGATTGGATCAGTGATATCGCCATAGTCCTCGTCAAGCATAAGTGCAAGAAGTTTCTGATAGACTGTTTTCCCAAAAGACCAAATTTTAACGCCTTCATCCTCCTGACCGCGGACGATGACAGCTGCATAAGTTCGCATGTTTGGATAAAGCTTCTTAGCCATCTCATAAGCCTCAGGAGAACCCTCATCACGAAGTCGAGTGATCAGCTCCTGAACTGGATCTTTCTTTCCAAACTGGAAAGGTGCAACAATACCGCGAGAACCGGGAATGTTATAATACCAGTGAATCTCTTTAAAAGGTTGTCCATCATTATCAGGGAATGAGATAAGTCGAATTGTGTATTCTTCTCCCTCGTTAGGTTTCCAAGTGATGTTTCGGTTAATGTTTGCTCCGCTTAGACGGGCAAGTTTTGCTCTAATTGCTTCAAAATCAACTGCCATTTTTATCTCCTTATGTAATGTGCAATTTGTAAAGTGCAATGTTTAATTGCTTAAACATTATACGCAAGTAGATAAAACTTTACATTAAAATTGTCAATAATTAATATTTTATATTACCAATCCAATCGCTTAGATCAGTGTCTATATCTTGTAGAGCTTCTTGACCAGACTGTGCCAGTGCTCCACCTTTGCGGGCAGCATATCCTATTGCATCTTCAACCCTGTCGAGGGAAGTCATGTCAGAATTGCCCTCGATGACTTCATCAATCTTCATAAACGCTTCAATTCTTTCTAAGTCTTGTATAAAGCCAACAATAGGTAAGACAGACATGACGTTAAGGGAGCTTAAAACACGTCTATAGATACTGTATATTTTTTGAACAGTGGGAGGCGAAGCGTCCATTAGTTCATTAATTGTTCTAAAAGAATTAAAGAGAATATTTTTCACAAGTCTTTCAGAAGGTGTTAAATGAATTATTATTCCTGCTGCGAATCCCAATCCTACTGTGATCTCTTTAATAGACATAAGTATGTCAAATAAAATATCTTTGAGTTCTTCCATTACTGAATAGTAAAGTTCTCTCAATTCTGTTCGCTGCTCATCAGTTATGTTTTCTCTCAAAGAATTAGCAACTTCTTCAATATCTTCGGCTGATGCATCGATTATTGAATATTCACCCAACAAAGATCTGACTCCCGTGAGCTCTACACCTGAATATTCTAATAATTTTGAAGTAAATCTTTTCATAGATGATAAAAATTGAACTACATCAAAACCAATACTTAGCAGTGCTGCTATCGATCCCACAAC